ACGAGAGCGGCGGCTTCGGTGAAACCTTCTGCCAGTGCGGTGACCTGAAGATTCCAGCTTATTCCGCGAATTGGAAGCCAGATTCCGCACACAAGGTCGTACTCGATACCGATGCACGGGTCGCCCCACGCCTCCCGCACCAAGGCCAGCAGGCAGCCCACGGTCGCAGCGTCGGTAAGGTCTGGGAGCGCGTCGCTGGGTCGGCCCATGTACTCCGGCTGGTAGTCGTCCAGCCGGGCCGCGTCGTCCTGGGTACTCCAACGCATCCCGGGCATCCACCGCCAGTGCTTGCACGCCACGGCGCGGCGGGCCAACGACTCCAACTCTCCGGTATTTCCAGAATATTCATTCATCGTGCGGCCCTCTGCTCGCGTCGTAGCAGATTACAGCAACGATCGCGACGCAGACGATCAGCGCTGCCAGTATGATATCCGACGTCATATCAATCCTCCTGCATCTCGGTCCAGTGGCGGCGCTCGACTGCCGGCGCAGTCGTCGACTCCTGCTCGACTCGCCTGACCCGCAGCCTGCGAGGCCTCGGCTCAGAGCTGACTGGCAACGCAGCGGCGAGCTCCGCGACGACGCGGCGAGCTGGAGGCTCAGTCGGATCGCAGAATCTCGCAGACTGCAAGTCGAACCGGAAAGCGACGCTGCCCTCAGAGCCGTAGTCGTCGCGGTTTTTCAGTGCGTAAAGCACGGCCGTTCCGCTCGACTCGTCGACCTTCGAGTCGCTGCGATCGGCCTTTCGAGGTCGCCAGATTGACCAGATATTATCTGACAACTGCTTTAGGCCTGCGCTCCCCTTCAGATCGCTCGCCTGGATGATGCGATTATCGCGATCCCTCTCGGTGGAGCTGGCGTGCTGCCGGGGATGCGCGACGACGACGATGTGAACGCGATAGTCGACGGCGATCTCAGCGCAGAGGCGCATCATGGCGTCTAGCTCCTGTCGCTCGTCCGGCCCTTCCTGCACCATGAAATGCAGATGGTCGAGGACGACGAATCGCACGCCAGCTCGACGGATACACCAGGAGAGCGTCTGCCTGACGCTCTCGCGAGTAATGGTCCCGTATCGCTGGAGCAGCAGCAGCGGCAGTCTGTCGAGCTCGTCGAGTGTCGCCTCGATCGCCTGATCGCTCAGCAGGTCAGGAGCCGAGCCGCTCGCCTGCCTGACGAACTTCGCGATCTGGCGTTTCGCGCCGAGCTCGTAGGGTGCGAAAAGCGTCGGCGTTCCCGCTCTGGCCATGTGCAGCGCAAACTGCGACGCGAACGTCGATTTCCCTGACGCCGTGTCGCCAGTGATTAGCGTGACCTCGCCCATGCGCACGCCTCCGACGAGCCTGTCGAGATCAGGCCAGCCCGACGAGATGCCTCTAGGCCTGCCTCCCCTGAGCTCCTGCAGATAGGCGTCTCGCAGGTCGCGAATCCTGACGACCCCATCCTGACCGGCAGCGCGACTCTGCTCGACGATTCGCGACACGTCTAGAGTCTCACCTAGTGCGACTAGCGCGGCGTTGGCGTCCTTGTAGCCTGTCGGCCAGCTAGCGACTCTGCATCGATGCGCGCCGAGAGTCTCGACGAGCGACAGGGCTCCTCGCCTGCCTGCGTCGTCGCTGTCGTAGGCGATGACGATATCCTCAGCGGCCTCTAGCTGGCTCGTCGCCTCGGGCTTCCATGCCGCCTCGCCTACAGTCGAGCTTACGACGTTGCTCCAGCCTGCGGCGATGCAGCTCAGAGCGTCGATCTCGCCTCCGACTATCAGCAGCGGCGCAGACGCATTGATGCCGTTTGGAGCGAACAGCACCGAATCGCCTCCGATGAGCCGCCTAAAGGCGCGCTCTGCTGGAGGCACTGAGCGCAGCTTCACGACGGCCGCTGTGCTCGGGTCGCCTGCCGTCGTGAGCGCAGGGATTACGATCCAGCCTGGACCGACTGCGGGCTCCTCGGCTCCAGCGAGGCGACGTCTCGACCGCCTCGGAGTCGAGCCGTCAGGCTCAGCGCTCCAGCCGAGCCAGTAGCGACGCGCCAGATCGATCGAGATGCCTCGGCCGACGAGATAGCGCCTCGCAGTCTCGGCGTCTGGATGCGACAGCAGATCAGCCGTCCAGCGCTCGACGTCGCTGCGAGGCCTCGACGCTGCAATCTGTCGAGCGAGTCGCTGCTCCTCGGCGCGCTCGTAGTCGCGCTCTGTCGCAGTCGAGACGTCGATCTGCACGCCGAGCGCGACCTTGAGAGTGCGCTCGTTACCGCGAGCGCCGCAGCGCTTGCAGTTCCATAGCCAGCTAGCTGAGTTGACGTGGCAGTGAGCAGCCTTGCCGCATCTCGGGCAGTCGATGATTATCTCCCGACCGCTCTGTCTGAGCTCGACGCCTAGACGTCGCAGGAATGCTAGCGGACTCTCAGCTATCATCGTCCCTGCCTTCCTGTCGCTCGCCTCTGGAGCGTCTCTGCGAGTGCGACGTCTGCTGTCGAGGCCTGGATTGTCGAGGCTGGAGAGAGCCAGCGATCGAGCCTCTCAGCCGCGAAAATGTGTTCGCAGTCTGTGTAGCGCTGGCCGTTCGGATTCGCGCCGGTATGCCAGTCGGATGCCATGCAGGCATCGACAGCGCGCCTGAGCTCGTCGACTGTCCTCCCGGCCCTGAGCCTGGCTCTAATCAGCGAGAGCCGCTTTGTCGTCAGCTCAGTCCTGCGGTCACGGCCTGTCGCCTGTCGCCAGTACTCAGCGACGGCTTTTGTATCGGCTTCGAGATCGGCTCTGTCTGCTCCACTGAGGCGCAGAGAGGCAGAGCCGATTTCGCAGACGACCCCCTGAGGGAGATTCTCGACGACGGATCGCAGCTCGTCGACGGATTCGCACTCGCACGCAGCCAGAGCCTCTCTGATCGAGACTGAGGCGTCGACTCCTGCGCCATTCGTCCTGAGACGTGCGAGGAGCCAGATGACGCGAGCGCGAATCCGGTCGACGTTCGCAGCCATGCTAAAACGGAATCTCGTCGTGGTTGTCGGCCGGCTCGTCTGCCGGCTCGTCTGCCGGCGGCAGCATCGTCGAGCCGTAGGCCTCGCGCAGCGCCTCCAGGTCGTCGGCGCTCGGGCGCTCCGTCGTGTCGATATCCTCACGCAGGCGAGCCTTGCCTTGATACGTGTCGCTCGTGTGCTTGACCGAGATCACGAGGATCTGGTCGAGGAGCGCATCGTCGAGGGCCTTCGAGTCGCGAGGATCGAAGGCCGCAGGCATCGTGACGCAGCTCCTGCAGAGCCGAGCCAGTCGCCAGAGGCTCTTTTCAGAGAGCCAGAAACGCTGCCACCTCAGCCGCCGACCGCGAGCCTTCGAGCGAGGGTCGTGGCAGGTGAACTCGAACTCGACGGCCTCGCTGCCCTTCTGGCTCACGAAGGGCTTGACGTCGGAGACGAACACAACATGCCTCCCCTGAGGGAACGGCTCCAGAGATCGCTGAATGTCAAATGCCTTGTCTGACGGGTCGAACATGACGTTGCCTTACGCTCGCCTACGGGGCCGAGCAGGAATGCTCGCTGTCTGCGAGCTGGTAGAGGGAGCAGGGGAGGAGACAGCCTCAGCGGCCGTCGAGGAGGCAGGTGTCGCCAGCGTTGCGCGCACGAACGCCGCATCGTCGTCCGTCTCGTGAGCGACGGCGAGATCAGGGAACGTGAACCGCAGCAGCGAGCCGAGCGTTGTCTGTCCAGCGGTGCGAGTGTTCAGCGTCATCGCAGGCCAGCCAGGACCGGCCTTTACCAACGCGGCACTCGTCGGCGCCTGCCAGCGGATCAGATGCTGCACGCCTCCAGCCTCGCTGCGACGAGTCTGCGCGAGGCCGACCGCGTTGAAATACTGGCCGAGCGCATAGGGCAAGGACTTTCCCGTCAGCATCGGCAGCGTCTGCTTGACACCCATGTCGTCCTGCACGTCGCGAGCCAGCGTGAGCCAGATCGTCGAGACTGGAATCGCTCGCTGCTGCTGCCAGATCGTCTCAGCGGCTGAGATCAGGACGCCGTGCTTGTCGATACTCAAGTTATTCGAGGCCTCCTCGAAGTCCAGGCGGTCCATGCCTCCACCTGCCTCGGCTCCGAGCATGCGCGAGAAGGCGAGGCGCTGCAGGTCCGTCATCGTGTCGAGCACGAGCGTCTGAATCTGCACAGTCTGTCCCTCGATCGTCACGTCTAGCGAGGGCTGCTCCTCGCCGTCGATCAGCATCGTCGACGGGCGTCCCTGCTTTACTGCCTCGAAGGCGTGCCGAAAGTCGTCCCACCTCTCCAGCGGCACGACGAGCGCATCTGGATTCGCTGCCATGATGCTCGGCAGGGCCTGTACCTCGGTGAGCAGGATCAACGGCCTGGGAGCTCGACAGGCCCAGTCCGTCTTACCGGCTCCGCTGTGTCCGGTCACGGCGACCTTCAGCACAGGCGTCCGTCGATAGATGTCTCTCGCAGTCTGGATTCTCACGGTTCGTCCTCGATACTGCTCGCGGTAAGTTCGTCGTGCCCGTGCGAGCTGCCGGTCATGACGTAGGGGGAGAGGTCCTCAGCAGAGTGCGACGCGCACAGGGCCGCATACGAGCACAGGCGATTATACTGC